CCGCCAAAGATTTGCGCGTAGTGTTCAGCAGTTTCCGCTCGGTAGTCCAAAAAAAAAGCAGGGCTCCTGCCACGTATGGCGCGGGCATATCGAGGAAGACGTCGGCGTCCTCCTTGGCTGTGTACTTCTCGATGGTGTAGGCGTCGCCCCACTCACGGTCGATGGGTCGGTAGAGGACGCTCATGGCTTTGTGTGCCGTCTTCCAGAAGTCCTGCGTGTAGACCTCCATGTCTATCCACTCCCCGGCGGTGAACTCCTCCCAGTTTGGGATGAAGCCGTAGCGCGTGCCCTTGAGCTCGAACGTCCGCTTGAAGTTGGCGACGTCGTTTCGTAGCAAGCTGTCGAGGTGTGCGTCCGCCTCAAGGATGAGGGGGTGGGGCATATCGCGTAGCTTGGAGACACCGAGGCCCGTCACGGCGTCAAGGCGCCGGATAGGGTCGGTCTCCGTCTCTAGGGCTTGGAGGTGCCGTAGCTTGAGGTCTGAGAATTGAGCGGGCAAGCGAAGCTCCATATCTATATAAGGGTTGAGGGGTGTATTCCTGAAGTTTACCCGATGGCATAGGAGCCGTAGTTCGGGTTCGTTTGGTTCCATGTGACGGCGTAGCGGGTGGCGTCTACGAAGTGGTTGAACGCATCTACGGGCTCGTTGAGCTGGCGCCCGTTCTTGTCCTCCTTGTACTTGTAGTTGCGTAGCTCCTTGATCCCGTTGACGCTTCGCTCGGTGATGAGCAGGGGACGCGACCGTAGGAAGTCTATACCACTCCGTATGGAGTCGGGTCCTTTCCTTGCGGGGTGTACGTTGAACCCGTGCCCGTGTATCTCGTCAATGCTCTTGGGCTCGGCTGAGTCGGCGACCACCATGGCCTTCCCTATGTCGGCGTCGCGTAGCGTCTGGGCGATGGCTGCGTTGGTGAGTCCGGTGGCGTAGCAGACTTCGTCGAGGCAGAAGCCGTGGCCATCCGTGTAGACCTTTACGATGGCCGTGGGGTCGTTGGTGTATCCGAAGTCGAGGCCTAGGTTGAGGAGCTTCCAGCCGTCCGGCACTTGGGGTACTGCCTTCCAATGCGTGAGGATGGTCGAGCGTGACACCCCCCTCTCGCCTAGTCCGTACACCCTCCAGTAGTCGGGGTCGGCTTCTTGTAGCCGTTCAATCTCCCGGACGGTTGACTCTGCTAGGAAGGGGTTGTCCCTGTAGGTTGTTTGGAAGAACTCGTGGTCGTCACGTGTGAGGACGTGGTCATATATCCAATGGAACTCGTCGGAGGGGTTGTAGTCGATGATGGCCCGCCCGGTGGTCCGGAGCATGAGTTGCCTCCAGTCCTCCAAGTTGAGCTCCGTCGCCTCGTTGCAAAAAAGGACGTCGCGCTTCCGGCCACGAACTTTCGCGGGTTGGTCAACCGAGATGAACTCCACGAGGTTGCCGAACAGCAGGTAGGTCGCCTGGCTCTTGTTGTGGAGGTCGGGGTTGTAGATGTCCTCCCTTTCGAGTATCTCGAAGAAGTCACGCATGCACGAGGCACGGATCGCGGGGAACGTCTTACGAGCAATGGTGATGACTGCCCCGCTGTTCTCGTTGCGGTGGCACAGCTCGATGAGGGCGGTGAGTATGGAGTAGGTCTTGCCCGAGCGCGTCCCGCCTTGGTGGACCTGTACCTTGGCCGTGCTGTTCTTGACGTGGTAGTATGTCGCTGGTTGTTTCAACTCACGGTCGAGTCGTCAGACACGAACCACGAGAGGGGCTTCTTCTCTGCCACCTCAATCTCCTGGCGCTCCACGTACCCACGTCCCTTGCCTTTGGTCTTCAGGAGGAAGATAGTCGCAGCGGGGTTGCCCTGTGCGATGAGCTTATGCAGGTGGTGTTCGGCGAAGTCGAGCACTACCTCGGGCAGGTTGTCGCACGCCTCCTTGTAGGCGGGGTCGTCCTTGAGCCAGTTGTAGTGGGTCTGCCTTGAGATACCCACGGACTCGCAAGCCATCTTCACCACGCCCAAAGCCTTCGTGAGGGCTTCAATCATGGCTAGCTTTTTTGGGTCTTTGATGTCCAACTCTGTCAAGGAATCATCTTGTCGCAGTGCTTGCATTGCTTTGGTTCTTTGGGTTCGTCTTCGGGTTCGGGCTTCTCCCAGTCGATGGGCACTCCCCACTCTTGCAACTGCTCGGGCTCGTGGTTGCTGTTTCCGAGAATGTCCATATCCCACTCGCCGTGGTGGCCGTTGTCTTTTATCATGGCCCTCTCCTGCTCCTCCTCTGTCCAGTCAAGTACGATGCACGGCACCTTCTCCCACCCTAGGGCTTGACACGCTCGGAGTCGTTGGTTCCCTGAGAAGACTACCATCTGAGGGTTCACCCATAGGGCTTTTGCTCCCATCATGTGAGGGTCTTCTAGGATGGAACGTTTCAGCTCCTCCATCTTGTGCTTCCGAATATAGCGGGGGTTATTCGGGTGAGTCTTCAGCTTGCGCGTCTCGATAAGCGTCGGCGGCGGTAAGTACATTGCGTAGGGTTTCGCGGATGTGGTAGTCTGAGATGGCGAGGTTGAGGAGTATCTCCCAGCTCTCGAGCTTTTGGTAGAACGCTCCGAAGTCGGCGGTCTCCCCGTGTTGCTTCATGGTGAAGACGAGGAAGTCGTCGCTCTCGTTGAGCATCCTTTTGACTTTGCGTAGGGTCATGCGTTTTGGAAGATTTGGTATTTGTCCACGAAGCTCTTGTCTATCTCGAGGAGCACGTTGGCCTGCTTGACCGAGTGAACGCTGGTCGTGTGGTTGATTCGTCCGAGGCTTTCGCTTATCTCGCGGAAGGCGTAGCCGTGGTCGCGGAGGTACTTGCTCACCATGTGGCGGGTGTCGGCTACGTGTCCGCGCCTGTCCCTCTTGATGAGGTCGACCCACTCCAAACCCAGCGCCCGCACGCCACGCTTTGCTCTGAGCATAGCTATCTCTTTGTCGTAGTCCTTATCCACTCGGGCCCCGACGTTAAGCCAAAGGCTATCCGTTATTCCTTCTCTTTCCATTGCCTGGCACATACTGCGATTCGTTGACGTTCGTTGGGGTACTCGGCGTTCATGGTCTCGTCGGCCATGCACCGTGACAGGAAGCCTGCCATGTTCTCTTGTGGTTCGGGTTTAGGTATCGGCACTGTCTACTATTTTTTTGAGGTCTCTGAGGAGCTGGCGGTTGCACGGTGGGCAACTGCTCGCCCTCTTGTTGGGGTGGATGAACTCGGCCACGAGGTCGGTCAATTGTTTCTGCGTCCTTTCGGCGTTGTCGCGGTCGAGGAACTCGCGGATCCTGTCTACGTCCTCGGGCTTGATGTATGCGTCCCACTTTCCAAGTGGGCAGGACGACGTCTTCAGCTTCGCCTTGGCGGGCATATAGCACCCGCACAGCTTGGAGTCGGTGAACGCCTCGGTCACGAGAGGCCCGCACGACTTGGTATTCTCCACGTAGTGCTCGCAGGCTTGGCAAATGGCGAGTCTATCTGCCTTCTTTTGTGCGCTGACGAATAACATGGCGGAGTTTCTCTTTGCTTTTTTGGATGGACTTGTAGAACACGTCGACGGAGACGCCGGATTCTTCGGATACCTCGGCCATGCTCCAGCCCTCAAGGTACAACTCCAAGACCTTGCGGTCAAACCATTTGAGGTGGTTCGCCATAAGTAGCGCCTCTTCTTTGCGTATGGCGTCGCGTAGGTCGTAGTCGGATACCAACTCTTTTTGTGGTGCGTCGCTTATGTGGTAGAGTTTCCGGAAGTCTCGCTGGGCAAATTTCCACAAGGCGGTGTGGACATATCCTCCGAAGTTGTCTGCGATTTTAGGGTTCGCGTCGAGGGCCTGGCAGACGCTAAGGTAGGTATGGTGGACGAGGTCGTAGGCGTCGGAGTGCAGGGCGAAGGCTGTTTGGACTAGGTCGTCGTAGTTCTCAGAGAACCACGCGTCAAAGTCCCTTCGTGCTGCGAAGCTCATCGACGAGGCGCTTGTAGTGGTGGAACATCTGCTCGAGTTCGGCGTGGGTGAACTTGCGAGTCTTCTTGGATGCAATCATGAGGCGCTCCGCCGTGCCCTCTCCGTGCTCTTGGTCGAGGTGTAAGGAGAACAGGTACTGCTCCCCAGACCGGAAGCCGTTGCAGCGTTTGCACTGGAACTGCACGTTGGTCTCGTCCCACCGGGTACTCATGCAGGCCCGGCTCATGAAGTGCCCGGCGTCGACTTCGGTCCAGTGGCGGACGGCTCCACACGTGTAGCATTCACCCATCCCCCTGTGGTCCGTCGCTCGGAGCCTCACGTATTGGGAAAATATCGCGTCTAGTTTCTTCACCATCGCGCTCCTCTTGGGTGTACGGGATGGCTTTCCAGCGCCCGCGCGAGTCGGTCGGGACGCTCTTGATGGCTTGGGCTTTCTTGAGTTCCTCTGCTTTGGCTTGTCGCTGTTTGGCATAGTTGTCGTAGAGTGCTTGGATTTGGTCGTCAGAGAGCTTGTCGGGCGTGGCCTTCTTGAGTTCGCTCCAGTTGGCCTCGCGTACCTCGGCACGCTCCCCTTCGTACTGCTTAAAGATATCGACCAGCTCGGGAAGTTTCAAACGCTCGAAGCGGACGGGGTACTCCCCTGTCTTGAGGCGGTGGCAAATGATATGCCACTCCTCTAGCTTCATGGCTGGGAAGGCGTCGCGCAAATGGTGGACGGCATCGATGAGGTCGCGGTCCGCTGTGATGGTCTTCGAGCACTCGAGGTAGTTGAGCGTGTCCTTCAGCAAGATTAAGAGGGTTGCCTCGGTGCGGGCGGGGTTGACGCGGTACGACGCCAGTACGTTCGTGCCTTCAGCCCAGGCTCTCGCCGGACTCATCGGCGAGCTTTCGGAGATGCGCTGTAAGGAGTGAGCCATCCGAAGGGCCACGGTTTGCTCTGCTTTCATTGTGTTGGTTTTTGAGTGGGAAGAAACCGCGCCACCCGTTGGCGAGGCTCTGCCCGATTATACGAACGGCGGTCTCTTCGTTTCCGCCGGAGAGGTTTTGTAGTTGGTGGAGGCTTGCTTGCTCGCTGGCGGAGCTCTTGAACTTGAAGCCGTGCTCGTCGCGCTTGTAGTCCTTCCAGCTTTGCCAGGCGGTCGAGAACTCCTTCGACTCGAACGGCAACACCACCCCCTTCTTCTTTACTGTGTTTTCCTTTGTTCTTTCTCTTGTATTAGTAGAGGTATCATTTGGGGATGCTGCCTCCCCATTTTGGGTAGTCTGCCTCCCCATTTTGGGGATGCAGCCTGCACGAGTAGTGACGCAACGTACTCTGCCATTGAACGTTACGTCCACAAACCCACGCTGTGCGAGCTTGCGTAGGCTCCTGCCGATGGTGTTACGCGAGATGCCGTACTCCGCTTGGATGGTTTCGTTAGACTTCATGAAGCTCCGCCCGTTGCCTGTGAAGCTGTCTATCTCTGCAAGCAGGGCTTTCTCCACGAGGGTGAGGTCTCGGTCGAGCCATACCTTGGCAGGGATCCATACGCCCTTAAAGTTTCTTTCCATCTTCGTATGCTTGAATGGCTTTGAATATCTGCAAAGCTACTTGCGGGACGATTGCGTTCCCGTAGGCTTTG